TGAGTCTCTTGCGAACAAGGCCTTCGGCAACAAACGCCGTCAGAGCAGGATGGGCGCGGTCCATGTCCGCGTCGTCCAATCCACCCCCGCCTTGGAGCCCCGGTCATGACCCAGCATCCCAATCTCTTCGCGGCCCTCGCCGCCCCCTTCGATCAGAGCGAAGTGAAGGTCCGTTCCACCTCCGGACGCCAGCTTCATTACATCACGGCCCGGACCGTGATGAACCGGCTGGACAACGTGGTGGGTCCCGAGAACTGGTGGGATCGCTTCGTCGCCGGCGAGAACTCCGTGCTCTGCGAGCTCACGATCCGGATGTCGGACGGCTCGCTCCTGACCAAGTGCGATGCCGGGGGTTACGCCGGCATGGCCGACTCGGGCGACGACGACAAGTCAGGGTATTCCGACGCGTTCAAACGCGCGGCGGTCAAGTTCGGGGTTGCGCGCTACCTGTACCGGGACGGGGTGGCGTCGTTCAGTTCCAAGTTGAAAGTTGCCAGTTGCGAGCCAGAGGCCGCGCCCGTCCCCGCTCGTGCTGGGAACTCGCAACCTGCAACTCGCAACTCCAATGGCAAGGTCCGGCACGACTGGCCCGGCAAGGGGCCTGGGAGCGCCGGGGTTGAAGTCAAGACGCGCACCCAGGATCGACCGCCGCCGGGATCGGATGCCCCGCGTAACGGCGGTCAGCTCTTCGCGTGGATGTGTCAGCAGCAACGCAAACGGGGTCGCAACTGCCGGCTCGCCGACGACGTCACGAGGTGGGGCAAGGCCCAGGGCTTCGATGCCCGCGTGTCACAATGGACTGAGTCGCAGGTGTCCCAGGGTTTCGAACAAGCTCTCCGAATGCTTGAGGAGCGATCATGACGCGCAAGATCGAAAAACTGACGCCCGAGCAACAAGAACTCCTCCCGCGCTGGCGGGAGGAGTGGCTCAACGTGGGCCTGTGCACGGAGCCGGCGGACCGTCCGCGCGCGGAGGCGGCGATCGCGAAAATGTACGCAGCCATCGGCAAGAAGCCCCCGCTCTACCTCTGGGCTCCGTCCCCGCTGTCGGCTCATTTCTATCTCCACTTCTTCAAGGAGCTCCCTAAGCTCCGCGGCCAGCTCCGCGGCCAGCTCTGCGACCAGCTCCGCGGCCAGCTCCGCGGCCAGCTCTGCGACCAGCTCTGCGACCAGCTCCGCGGCCAGCTCCGCGACCAGCTCAGCGACCAGCTCCGCGGCCAGCTCAGCGGCCAGCTCTGCGACCAGCTCAGCGGCCAGCTCTGCGACCAGCTCTGCGACCAGCTCAGCGGCCAGCTCCGCGGCCAGCTCCGCGACCAGAGAGTCGCCTTTGACAGCAATTATTTCTGGGGTCAACACGAAGCATTTTGGCTCGCGTTCTACACCTTCCCCGAGCAGATCGGGGTGAAATACGACCCTGCCCATCGCGAGCGGCTCGGCTGGTGGATCGAGGTCGATCGCTCTTGCAATTGGTGGTGGCCCTACGAGGGGATTTGTGTCCTGTCGGACCGTCCCGAGATCTGCTCAATGGTCGATGGCCGACTGCACTCGACCACGGGCCCGGCCGTTCGCTTCCGCGACGGTTGGAGCACGTGGCGGATCGGCGGCGTCCAGGTCGACGAGCAGATCGTCATGACCCCGGAGACGCAGAGGATCGCCCAGATCCGCTCCGAGTCCAACGCCGAGGTGAAGCGGATTCGCATCGAACGCTTCGGCTGGGACCGTTACCTCCGCGAGACGGACGCTGTGATCCTCGACAAGCGGCGCAATGACGTCGAAGCCACGCGCGAGTGCCTCATGCGCGGCCCCGACGGCGAAACCGTGCTGGTCTGCGCCTGCCCCTCCACGGCGCGGATTTATGCTTTGGTCGTGGAACCGGGCATCATCACCTGCGAAGACGCCCAGAACTGGCTGAGCGGCGGCCACGCTGGGCGAACCATTAACGCCGCGTAACAAGGAGCATCCCAAGTGGCACGGGCATCTACAGCAGCCTTGGCCTTGAACCAGGTACGGAAGTCGGCCGAGAAAATCCGCAACGCGGATCCGGCGACCATCGAAGTGATGTCGCCGGGCGACAATGTTCGGCAGGGTGATATCTACATCGTCCTGCTCGACTGCAAACCCGCCGAAGCCTCTCCCTTCAAGGGACGCCAGCTCGCCCCCGGGAACACCCAGGGCAGCCGCCACATCGTCGAGGGGGACTGCCGGCTATTCACGCCCACGGAGGCCGACGCGATTCGGATTCTCACCGGGCTTGTGCCCGCGACCAAAGCGCACCGACAGTTCCTCGGCCCCGTGATCGTCGCCGCGGAGCCGGTCACGATCACCCATCCCGAGCACGGCCACCGCACGTTGCCGGCCGGCACTTACCTGGTCACTTACCAGCGGACGCGGCTCGACTCCGAGCTCCGTCGCGCGGAGGACTGATCGACCTGGCCGCGCCCTCCCTTGGGGGCGCGGCTGCTCATTTGGAGAGCACCATGATTCGCACCTTTGCCGACGTGATCGATCACCTGAGATCCCACCCGCGCGTGAGCATGGTTTCGCCCGACTCGCGGGTCACCTTCGCCGAGGGAGCGCACCGCTTCCTCGGCGTCGAGCAAGGGCTGATGTGGTTTGAGGGGCCCGACCGGGTGAAGCATCACCTGCCGATCGATTGCGGCCTGACCGATGCCGAGTCTGGCATTCAAGTGAAGCGCGATGGGTTCGTGCTGACGAAGTTCGGGGTCGAGATCCACGTGACCTTCCTGGACGGAGGGGCCTGATGGGCTGCCTCATCGATCGTGACGCGTTCGCCGCGCGCGTCCTCGCCATCATCCGGCGGCTGGGCTCCGCGACCACGTCGACCGTCGAGCTCGAGCTGGGCCGGCTCGGTTGCTCGCTGGTCCGCGAGACGCTGGCCCAGCTCGTGCGGGACGGCAAGCTCTCGGTTGCGGTCGAGACTGTGCGGTGCGAGGTGCATGCGCCCGGGTCAAGCTGGACGTTCAAGCGGGAGTGTCAGGCGAAGGTCTACCGGCTCACAAACTCACGAGAGGAGCAAGTGACGTGATGGAGTTGAGACCCTACCTCGGACGGCACGGCGAGATCCTCGAGCGCTGGCCCGCGATCGGGACGTCGAGCTGCACGGGCGAGCTCAGCCTCGCATCGAAGTTTCTCGATAGCTTTTTCGACACCGACGGCCAGCAGGTCGATGCGTGGATCGAGCTCTGGGAGTGCCCGTGTGGCGCGATCCTCTGGGTGCGCGACGGCGTGTTGCTCGACTGCTACCGCCGGCCCACGGCTGTCGAGCCCCGCGACCTGGTGAAGGAGCTGGCGGCGTCCTTTGAGTTGCCGCCGCGTGGGGGGCCGCGTCAAGGTGCTTGAGGGAATTGGAGGCGAAGGGTAGATTAGCCGAGTTCAATCAGTCAGCCGGCTTCAACGGGTTGCCCTGAGAAAGTGGCCCGCGAAGCTGTCACCACAAGGAAGCAACTCATGAAGATCCTCGCATCGCGGGGAGCGGTCCGCTCCTGCGCCCCCCGTCCGTCCCGCACCGGCTCCGAGCGTCGAACAGACTACCCCGACCTCGCTCCCCCCGTCAATCCCCAGGCCACGCCCAGCGAGCCGCCCGAGCCGCCCCGGGCCCTTTCGTGGCCGTCATGGACGGACCGCGAAGTCGTCTCGGCCGACGTCGATCCATCCGAATGGCCCGCCTGGACGGATGAGGCCCGCTTTATCATCCCCGGCATGCCGTTCTTCGTCGGCGATCGTTCGCGTCGAACGTCGAGCGGCTGGGAACAGCTTCTCGCTTACGGCCAGTCCCCGGTTGCGCCGGAGGGCCGGAAATGAGCCAGCAAACACCCGACCATCCGAACCCGGTCCCCATCCCGCCCGAGGACGACGATGACGGCGAAGTGTTCTACTCGACCACGGAGCGAATCCGCTTCCACATCGAGCGATCGGGGAAGCGCGGGCAACACGATGGCCCCAAGGCGCAAAGGTCTTATCTCTGGCTGAAAAACCAGGGACTCCTCGCCGAGGGCCGGGGCAAGAAAAAGAAGCAATCGGCTGAGCCGCCGCTTCCCCAAGGTTCGGAGTCGCGCAAGCGGTGGGTCTCCCTTACGTGCATCAATGAGATCGAGGAAGAGGAATACGAGTGGACTTGGCCCGGTCGTATTCCTCGGCGAACCGTCTCCCTTATCGCCGGCGATGGAGGCGCCGGCAAGTCGACGTTGACCGGCTCTCTCATCGCGTGCATCACGACCGGCGCGCCCTGGCCCGATGCCCCTGGCGGCCTATCAAGGGAACCCGGGAACGTGGTCATCCTGTCCGCGGAAGAGAACGCGGCAACGGATATTCGGCCCCGTCTCAGTCGCCACGGTGCCGACCTGTCTCGCGTCCACATCATGACTTCGACTCATGCCCCCGATGGCACCGAGGATCGCTTCTCGCTCTCGCGGGACGTGCCATATCTGAGCCTTGCCGTCGCCGCCATCGGCAACGTTCACGGGGTGTTCATCGACCCGATCGGCTCCTACCTGAGCGGCTCGGATACGGGCAATGACGCCGAGGTCCAGCACGCGCTCAATCCGCTGTTCAAACTGGCGGAGGATCACCGCCTCGCGGCGATTCTGATCGCGCATTTGACGAAGCAATCCAGTGCTGACATCCAGGCCCGGATTCAGGGCTCGGCCGCGTTTGTCAACAAGAGCCGCATGGTGTGGTTCTACTCGACGGACCCGCGCGACCACAGCCGACGACTGCTCTCGTTCATCAAGGGCAACCCGGTGGACAAGACGACCACGGGCCTTTCCGTCGGCTTCAAGAGCGGCCAGGTCGTCTGGGACCCTTCGCCGGTCCATCTGACCGCCAAGCAGGTCGCCTTTCAGCTCGCACAACAAGCGATGCGGGGAGAGATCGACGGCAAGCCCGGCCCGAAGACCGACCGGACCATGGAGCTCCAGGAGTTCATCATCAAGCGGCTCGGCGACGGAGCGATCAAGCTGAAGACGCTCCTCGAAGAAGCAGAGGATGCACTCGACGCCAAGCGGGCGACGGTGTACCTGGCGATCAAGCGGCTGGCCAAACGGGTGCATGAGTTCAAGGGCGAGAAGGACGGTCGCAAGTGGATCGAGCTAACCCCCGAGCTCGAGCTCCGAGACGGCGACACCCCGGAGGCCCGCAACGATGCCCCGGAAACCCCGATCGCCTGAGCGCCAGAATTCGCGCCAGAATTCGGCCGGATTTGGGGAATTCTGGCGCTGTCAACCCGTTGCGCCGCATCCGCTTACGTCAGCGCCAGAATTCGTTTCTTGCCACGCGGGCCCGGGCCCGCGCACGGGCCCGCGTGGCCAACGGGGAATTCTGGCGCTCGCGCAACTCCTTTCGAGGACTGCCCTTAACAGCGCCAGAATTCGCCAAATCTGAGGGAATTCTGGCGCTAATTCTGGCGCTCGCGCAAAAACCGACCCCGGGGTGCCCTGAGAAAGTGCCCCGGGGTCGGTAATACCACAAGGACCCGCCGCTCCGTCACTCCATTCTAGGTGATCTCATGACCACTTCAAAGGGACTTTCGAGGCAGGGTTGGACGGCCGTTTTGGGCAGCCATCCAGAGCCACCGGGGGGAGTCGAACCCTCAACCCCCGCTTTACGAAAATGGGGGGCACGATACACTCACTTTCGCGCCGGCGTCACAAATCGCATGTCGGGACATGCGTTAAACTTGTGGCGACTTTCCCCGCTTCTCCATGCTGCATACTCCGGGCACCCCCCTTATTTTTTGCCCGGAGTGCAACCCAATGCCAGCTATTGCTTTGTCGAAGTTTCGCTCGAAATTCCTTGTCCTCTACAAACCGCCGCAACGCTCCCAGGCGACCTATGGGCAGATGTCGCACATCCTCGACCTGGTGGCGGGGATCGAAAAGCCGAAGATCCGGACGACCGCTCATTTCACGCAAGAGATGGTCGCGGCCTACGTGTGCCGCCGGTCCGAGGCCGTGTGTGCCAACACGATCGTCGGGGAGCTGGGGTATTTGAAGGCGGCGTGTACCTGGGCCGAGGAGGAGTCGTTCGTCGAGCGCTCGCCGTTCCGGGGGAAGCGGAAGAGCACCCGGTCGTGGATAAGACCGGAGCCGCCCAGGCAACAGCCCTGGCATTCGATGGAGTCGATGGTCCGCTTATTCGAGTCCCTGTCCGGCAACGTGGACGACTGGATCGGCCATCGGCTGTATGCCCTCAGCTTGCTCGTCGCGCTGACCGGCGTGCGACGCGACGAAGCGCTCTATACCCAGGTCGCCGATATCGACTGGGCGTACCCGGTCCTGCGCGTCATGGGTCGCCGCCGGCTAAAGACGATCGCGAGCGCGGCACCCGTCCCCATCCCGGACCAGCTCGCCGAAGCGCTGCGCTCCTGGGTCCCCCGAACGGACTCGATTTGGCTGTTCCCGGGCATCCGTCGCCTGGGGCCGTGGGACCAGGCCTCGTGCGGATACCGGCCGTTAGACCGGCTCGCGGCGGCCGGGGAGGCCGTGGGGATCAAGGGGCTGACTTTCCAGAGCCTACGCCACTCCTGGGCGACCCACGCCGAGAGTGCCTGGGGAATCACCGAGCCCGTCATTCAGCGATGCTTGCGGCACACGTCGCCGTTCACGTCGCAAATCTACCGGCACGCGGACCTGGCCAACCTCGCCGCGGCGACGCGTGCGATCGGCTACCGGCGCACTCCGTAAACCGCGTGGGTCCACAGCTCGGGAGCAGGGGGGGAGGACGGCGGGGAAACCACCTCCTCCCCTGCCCCGGGTTGGGGTTGGGCGGATTTTTCCTCAGAAGAGGTCAGACTCTACGGAATCGGAAAACCTTCAACCGATTCATTTACCGGGCTTATCTAGTTTGCCGATACCGGAGTCTGGGAATCTCCAGCCGCGCCGGTGCTCCGCTTGTAACGGTCCCAGGGCAGTCGGATGCTCTTGACGTGGGCCGCGATCAGAGGCTCCACGATCTCCCCGGGTGCCTTGCGTTCCATCGTCGCGATCGTCCGGAGCCGCCACGCTACCTCCGCCGAGAGAGTCACCTGGACCGCCTGACGGCGGAGCCGGACCTTTCCCTCTCCGCCATCGACCTGCCCCTCGGACTCTCGGAGCTCGTCTGCGGGTTCGAGCGTCTCCGCGTCGGACTGTCGGACTCTCCTAGCCACAGCTCACCTCCTACCTCGCAGCCTGCCCACCCTCAGCCGGTCGATCCGTCGGCCGGCCCCTGCCAACCTCTTTCGGCTGCCATCGGCAACGGGCTTCAGCGGACCGCCTACGCGGCCGTCTGCGCTGAGGCCCCGACCTTCGACGCGGGCGCTCCCGATCGCTCCTGGGCCGTGCTGGGCCGCGGGGAAGGGGGTGGCTCGTGATCCGCGCCATCGACCTTTGTTGCGGCGGTGGCGGCTGGGCCCTCGCGGCCCGGGGGCTCCCCATCGAGTGGGTGGCCGTCGCGGACCTGGCGGAGGATTGTCTCGAAACGTGGCGCGTAAACCACGCGGCGGCGCACCCGAGCTGCCAGCGGCTCCGCGTTGACCTCTCGAGCCCGGAGGGCATTGAGGCCGTTCGGGAGGTCTGTCTCAATCCGCTGGGAGGGGGGATCGACCTGATCGTCGGGGGCATCCCCTGCGAGCAAGTCAGTGCCGCTCGGAGGAATCGGCCGGCCGCGAAGCAGGTCATGGCCGACTGGCATCGGCTGATCGATTCCATCCTCAGCCTGGTCCGGGACCTCGACCCCCGGTTTTGGTCGATCGAGGACGTGATCGGGATCGAGCGGCACTTGCCCAGCGAGCTCGAGTTGGGGATGGCGATCCCCAAACGGCGCGTCCAGGCCTCGACCTATGGACCGCAACGGCGGGTCCGCACCTTCCTCGGCCGGTTCCCTCGGCCGGCCGAACCCGAGCCAGGTCCTCGCGTCCTGCGCGACATCCTCAGGCCAGGTCCTTACCTGACCGTCGGGGGGATGGAGGACCTGACGCATTGCTCGCGACAGTATTACGGGTCCGGAAAGGTCCGGATCTGGGACCCCGACAAGCCCGGTCACACCGTGCTCGATTGGGGCTCGCGGCATTGCCGCGCTGCGTTCATCTCGCTCCCGGACGGCCGCATCCGGCGGCTCGGCTTCGAGGAAGCCGCCGCGCTACAGGGTTTCCCCGAAGACTACCTCTTCGCGGCAGGGATCTCTCGCTCCTGGAAGATGTGTGCCCAGGCAATCCCGATCTACGTCGGCCGGGCGATCCTCCGGGCGATCGTCGCCAAGGCCGAGGCCGTCCCCGCGCCGGCCGGCCGAACGCCCCGGCGCAAGGCCAAGAAAGGAGCAAGGCTTTGACCTACCAGGAGTCCCTCGACCGCAAGCGACGCGTCGCCGAGGCCCTGGCGGCGATCCGGCTCGCGACGACGGCGGAGCTGATGAACAGCGCGGCCTTCCACGGGATGTGCCCTGCGCAGGGCGAATACGTCGCTGGCCTGCTTGCCGGGCTTTTGCTCAAGCCGGAGTGTCGGCCGTACCTCAAGACCCTCAGCGAAGGAGCCTGATGTGGAAACGGTTGAAGATGTCAAGAGCCTGTTCAAAGAGATGGAAATCATCGCACATCGCATGGTCGCGGATGCGCTCCAAATGGAGACCGCGGCCAATTGGTTCGTCGCCGCTACGCGGAACCCAACCTTGAATGCCGCCGCCCCTACGCGGCTACAACTCGATCTCGCGTACGACATCATCCGGCAAATCCGTGGTCACTGCGAGTTCATCGACCGCGAGCAAGCGCTCCTGGCCGCGCAGTCGGTCGCGACGCGAAACCTCCTCAATCGCGCGGAAAAGATGATCCAGGGACTTGGGGAAGGAGCTTGACCGTGCCGTGGCCCACGATGGGTGAGGTGCTCGACGGCTGGCTTCTCGACCGGCCCCTCGGCACGGCAGAGGAGGCCCCGGGCGTCTTCGGGGTCGCCTGGTGGCTGCTCAAAACGGGCCCGCTCGCGTGGCGGGGCTGGGTTGTCGAGGCGACCCCGGAGCTGACCATCGCCCTTCGCCGGCTGGACGTGCCGCCATACCGCGAAGACGTGCGGGCGGCTTACACCACCCCGATCCCCCCGGCCTGGAACGATCCAGGAGGTGTGCAGTGAAAAGCGAAGTGCTCCCGAAAGGAGACTGCTGATGCCCTGGGAACCCGAGCAAGTGGCTGCGTTCAAAACGGTGGAAGACGCTGTCTTCAGAGCGATAGACGTCGTGAGGGCAGTTCACGAGATGGACGAGCAAACCCGCTACTTCCTGGCGGGCATGATTATGGGAACGGTCCTGCTCCCAAATTTCCGAGCTGCGCTCAAAAGCCTTGATGGACACGTGTAACTATCATGTTCGGGAGACTGATCATGGTCGCGATCTTTCGCCGGGCCGCGGCCTGGTACCGCAACCGCGAGGAAACGGGGAAGCGCCGACACCTGGCCCAGAGCCTCGCGCTGACCGCGGAGGAGAGCCGTCGGCTGGGACACCCGCAGCTCAGCGAGCTGCTCTATCTCGTCGGGGATTTCTGGGTCGACGGCTATGGGGACCGCGCCTTGGCCGCCCTCGAGCGCGAGTCCAGGGAGATCAACCGCGAGCTTCGCTTCGGCCCCAAACGTGACCCGAGCTGAACCGCCGCGCATAAAAACCCCCGGCCATGGATCCTTCCGGCCGGGGATCGGTGATCACCTCGTTGATTTCAGCCTAAGTTTCCCATCTCCACAACGTCAAAGGCCAAAAATGACGAATCGACGAAGAGACCTCATCGGCTTGGCGCAATGGCTGGGGATCCTGGCCGCTGTCTTCGCGGTCATCTACTTCGGCACCGTGGGATTCCTCACGACCGTTCAGCCGGTCTCTTCCCACGTCCACGATCCCGAGACTTGCCCGAAGTGCAAGGCGCTCCGGGAGGCCGATCGCAAGGCCCCGCCGCCGATCCGGCTCCGCGGCCGAGATGGGGAAGAGATCACGAAGCCGATCTACTGAGCCGCGGCCTTCCACTCGGCGACGCGCTGCTTCGATCTGGCCACCGCGTCGGCAAGCAGCTTCGACCGCTGGCCAGCGGCCCTGGCGTTGTAGAGCGCGTTGACCGTCGTGGACCGCACGTGCTCGAGATCCGGCGTCTCGTAAGGCTCGTTTTTCTCTGGCCCCAAGAGCAAGATCGACGGCTTTTCCCCGGGCGGGTCGAAGAAGCCCCGCACGCCGATCCCCGCGGCCTCGTAGCAGAGCGACGGCGTAACCTCGGTGTCCGGCCAGCCGTTGTTAGGCTGGCGGATGCCAAGGATTTCGATTGCGCGGTGAAGGTTCCAGGTGAGGCCGATCCGCCGTGCCGTCGGCAAGTGGTACATCGTCGCCGTGTGCGAGACGATTCGCTTCCAACGATCCTGGGCCCACTTCCGCGGTGACATCTGGTACCCGACGGCCGGCGTCTGGGCGTCGCACTTCGCCACCAGGTCCGCCAGGTAATCGCGTCGCTTCAAGAACACGTCGGTATGCGTCGAATAGACGTATTCCGTCTCCGCCCGCGCGAAGATCAGATCCATCGCGACCGCAACCGGCTCGCTGCTGAAGCGCCAGGCCCGCGGTCGGAGGTAGTGGATCTCCACGTCGTCGGAGTCCAGCTCGATCTTCTCTAGGGCGGGCCGGTGCGCGGCCAGGCTCCCCGCGTCGACCACGACGATGTAGGGCCGCTCCGTCTGAGCCCGGAGCGTCTCGATCACCTGGGCCAGCAGCTCCGGAGTGTCGAGGTGGACGATCCCCGCCGTTACGCGGTACTCCCAGGGCCGCTTTGCGAGCACTCCCTCCCAGGCTCGAGGCCTCGAGGTGCCACCGGCCCGTAGCGGGGCCAGGAACGCGTCCGCGGTGGGGTAGAGGCTTGTCGGGGCATATGCCCGGTAACACTCGGGGATCCCCCAGGCCGAGAAGACCTTGCCCGTGGGGTCGGGCTCGCCGAAGTCGTCGCGGTGTCCCATGCCGACGCCCGGCGTTCCGGGAAGCCCCTTCAGGCTGACTTGTAGGCCCTCGTTCGGCGTGACGATCGAGATGCCCTTATGCTCCCGCCAGAGCGCCAGATCGACGAAGGGCGTGCCCCTGAGGCAGATTTCGCGGAGCTTCGGAATCTGTGTCGGGCGGAAGGCCGTCTGAGCGAGCGACGCGCGGTCCCGATTGCGGAGCTGGCGATACCGCTTGGTCTGGACGTTGTAGTACCGTGCCTCACCTTCGCCGGCCAGATCTGCGCCGCGATCGAGCAGTTGGGCCATGCGCGAGAAGTAGCTGGGAGCGTAATAGTCGTCATCCTCGCAGATGAGGATCGAGTCGCCGTCCCGGGCCTCTCCTTCCACCAGCTCGAGCGCGGCGAGCAGGTTGCGGCAGAGCGCGTGAAGGCCGGCGTGCTTCTCACCGCGGCGGACGACGACCTGGCCGAGCCGGGGGTTATACCCGGCCAGGTCGCCACCGCTCACAACCCAGCGAAAGCCGTCCGGCCAATCTTGCGCACCAACCCAGCGCTCGAGGTGGTGAAACGCTTCGGGCCTGCCGTCGGTGGGGGTGATTACGAAGAGCATCGAGCGAGCTCCGATTCAAGCGTCGTGCGGTCGAAGGCCTCGAGTCGGGAACCGACCGTCGCGTTGACGACCGCCAAGCCGGCGCGCTCGAGGTAGGGCCGGAGCTGGCGGAGCCTGCGCTCGAGGATCCCGAACTTCGAGTTATTGCTGTTGCAGCCGCGTTCGTCCTTCGGAGCGGAGTGGCAATAGGGCCGCTCCGGGTCCATGTGGAAGTCCGCGCCCAGGAGCACGATCCGGCGTGCGCCGAGGTGGTAGGCCAGCCGGATCGCGGCCAGCATGACGGACCGGCCGGCTCCATAGGGCTTGTCGGCCCCCCAGTTGACCGTCCGCTCCGTCAGGAATTGCCAGGGGGCCCAGCGGTGGTTTCTCAGGAAGAACCGCGTGTGCGGCCGCTCGTACGCTGGCATGCCGCCCGTGTCGGCCCCGGCCCAGCTCCGGGGTAGGAGCTTGAGGACGTGGGGATCGGCCCACGGCACGGCGCGGTAGCGGTCCGGCGGATCGTCGGGGGGATCGACGCCGATCCAGACCGTGGGCTGCGGGAAGAGCTCGCACACCGAATTGACCGCGATCGCCCGTCGGCCCTCAAGCTGGGCCAGGTCGACCTCCAGGAGCGACGGGCCGCCGCCCAAAAAGAAGAACGTCTCCCCTTCGTAGAGGTTTTCCCAGGTGCGTTCGGTGCGACCATCGCCCGTGTAGAGCGCGGGCCGCGCACCCTTGGGGAAAGTGAGCGCGTAGTGATCGAGCGAGTGGGCTCCCGGTCCGAGGCCGCCCAGGTCGTCAGGAAGGGGTAAGTAATCGCGGCAACGGCCGGGCTGGCAATCCTTCAGCGTGCAATCGCCGTGGACTGCGCACGCGAAGAGCTTCGACCGCACGTTGCCCTGGCAGCTCGCGCAGTCGCGGAGTTCCCCGGTCGCGGGGCCGAGGTGGACGCACGGCACACCGGCTCGGCGTGCGCCGGCGGCTGCGCGATCGCCCGCCGAGCCGTTCGCGCCGGGCTGGAGTGGGATCTCGTCGAACCACCGTTGAAGGTGAATCTGCCGGAGCTCCGGGATCACCTCCGGGCCGCCCTGGCAAACGCTCCGCATGGTGCCGTACATTCCGCGACGGAATACCGGGCACTCGCCGTCTCGGGCGCACGTGCAAACGTGTTCGATCATCCCACGCCCTCGAATGTCGCGCCGGCCAATGGGGGAAAGGTCTTGAAGCAGAGCGTATCGCCGCCGTAAACCAGGTCCGCACCGGCGGGGCTGTCGCAGTTGAACGACCCCGGAATGAACGTGACGGAGTGCCCCGCCGCGTCCATCACGACGAGTTGCCAGCCGCCGGCATAGCTGAGGGTCGCCGTTACGCCTGAGAACGGCGTCCCGGCCGGGAGCACGTTGCAGCCCGCGGCGATGGCCGTCGTCGCGACCCACGTGCAACCCGACTGGTGGAAGAGCGAGTAGAACCCCGACATCTCGACGCACGACGGCTCAGGGGACGTGTAATCCCACTGGCACACGTTCACGTCGAAGTGCATCACACAGCCGCCCTTTGTGGTGCAGTGTGAGCACGCTTCTTTGCACTCGTGCTGCGACGTCGATGAGCTGCTCGAGCTGCTGTGACAGCAGACATAGACGAACGCGTCGGACGTCGTGGACAGCTCTGGGGCCAGCGCGTCAAACATCCACTGGCTGTCACCGTCGGCGCGCACCGCGTGATAAACCGTGTCGCCGGCGGGTAGATGGTTGCCGAGGCCTACGCTCAGCCAGGCCTGGCCGATGGTCAGGTAATTGCCGGAGCGGCTGAGCGGCGGGATGAGCACGAGGACGCGGCCCGTGGGCTTCGGCAGGCCGTGCTGGCGGGGGTAGACCGGGTCGCCGGTGTCCGAGCCGCCGGTAATCGCGGTTTGCACCCAGGTCCCATCGCCGGCGGAGCTATGGGTGACGAGCACCCAATCGTAGCCGCCGTTTGAATCGGGGCCGCCCGTGATCTGAAAGTCCATCTCGTCGGGCTGCGAGACGGAGATCTCCAGCCCGTTGCCGCCGTTCCGGGCATAGACGCCCGGGCCTCCACTGATGCGCATGTTGTCGCGCACCGCGTGGCCCAGGTCGTTCCACTCGGACGCGCGAACCGGGTCGCCGGGCTTGACGTCGCGGAAGTCGAACGGCATGGGTTACGGGCCGATCGTCACGGTGAGGAAGAGAGCCCGGAGATCGATGCGGCCGAAGATTTGGAAGTCCGGGTCGCCGAGGTGTCCCTTCTGGTACACGTCGTCATACGCGCCGGTATCGGGCCGCGGAAGCTTGTTCCACCCGTTGGGGTCATAGGCCAGCTCCGCAACCCACTGCTGGCCCTGCAAGCCCTGCGTCGTCTCGGTGAATTGCGTGTCGCCGCCCTCGAATAGCAGGGTTCCGGGAGCACAGAGCAGCATCGTGAACTTGTTCACCTTGCCGATAAACGGTTGCTGAAGTTGCCACGGGATATAGGGGATTCTCGGGAACTTGAGCACGAGCTTGGCTTCGCGCTCAGGCACGCCGATATCACCAATGACCGCGGACTTGTCGGCGAACGTGTAACCGCTCCCCTTGCGGGTCCTCATCTTGCCGCTCTGCTTGATCGACTGTTCGCAGAGCGTGATCGGGTTCGCCGGATCGAGCTGATTCAGGTTCCCGGGGTCGTCCGTGGACTGCTGGATATACGGCGGGGTCTTATAAGTGATCGTGACCTTTGCATGCGTAAAAAACTCACCCGGCTTCATGCCGTAGGTGGGGGGGAGGCTCTGGCCGTTTTGCCCGCACGGCTGGCAGTCGAAGCTGTTGGCGTAGAGCTTCGCCACCGCGGCCCCGGGGAACAAATGGGGGATATGCAGAGTCACCGCCCCGATCGTCGTGCTGGCCGTGCTGCCCATCACCAGGTCGATGAAGTTGAACGCGTTGATCCAGGCCAGCAGATATGGCACGGTCGCGATGTAGCCGCTTTGCAGGTCACCATTGACCTTGTAGCCATCGGCGAGCATCTTCGCGCCGTAAGTGACGATGGGGTCTGCGGACATGGTAGATCAGCTCGCAAAGCGGGCTGTGGCCCCCTTCGCGATCCCCTCCGTCAACTTCTTGACCGCGTCACCATTGACCTTGAGGGCTTCCGTGTTGTCCTCAAGCTTCTTGTCACGCTCTTCGTTTTGCCGCCCTCGCAGCTTGGACGCGAACTCGGCAAAGCCGAGCGTCTCTTCCTTCTCCTTGGCTTGCGGCTGCGCGTTCTTGCCAGCCGGCTTGGCGGGGGCCGCGGCCTTCTTGATGGAGTTGATCCGCGCCGTCTCGCGATCGACGATCCGTTGGCTGGCCTTGTCGATCTCATCCTGAAGGCTGGTCAGGTGAGGCTTGACCATCTCGGGGAGTGCGGCGGCCGTCGCCTCGAAGCCGTCCAGGAGCGGCGTCCACTCGAACTTGAAGCCCTTCGTCGGGTCCTGGAGGAAGCTGACGATCGCCGATCCGAGGTTCAGGAAGTTCGTCGCGAGGTTGGCGTTGGCCGCGGCGACGGCGTTGAACGCATCGAGAATCAGCTCTTTCCAGTTGCCGGAGACATAGCCGGCGACGATGCCGAGGTTCTCGGGGAGCACGCCAATCCAGTCGATCACATTCGCAATCTTCTCCTGGATCATGAGAGAGGCGATCTCCCAGACGTCGGGCCAGTTGCGGACGATCATCGAAACCGTGTTGATCCCGTCCGTCAGGTACGCGGCCCATTCCTCGATCCCGGCCTTGTTCGACTCGAAGGTTTCGAGCACCGACGCCATCAGCTCGTTGAAGGCCGTGGTACCGGCGTTGACGATCGGCAAGAGGACCTGGCCAAGTGACGCGGCGAAGTTCTCGACGCCGCCGCCCGCCTTGCGGAATTGGTTCGCTGTCGAGTCGGCCGTGCGCTCGAGGTCGCCGCTGGCATCGGCCAGGCCCTTCATGATCAGGCTCGCCCGCGCCGCCACCTTCTGCGCATCGGTGAATTCCTTGTTGACCTTCTTGAAGCCCATCGCCGCGGCCTCGGCCTGGACCTTCGTGTCCAGGAGTGTCACGCCGAGCTGCTTGAGGGTGTCCGACTGCTCGCCCGAGAGACCGACCTGGATCGCCTTGGATGCCTCTTTCATGTCGATATTGGCCATCGACGACAGGTCCGCGGAGAGCTTCGTGAACTTGATACTGAAGTCGCTCAGCTCCTTGCCCGCTAGCCCTCCCAGGCCCTTGCCCAGCCCTCCGAATGCCGCCGCGGCGTCAAGCGTGTCCCGCTTGACCAGGCCGAACTTCTTGGCCATGTCGTCGGCGAATGCCTTCACCGCCGGCGATGCGTCGCCGAGGATCACATCGACTTTTGAGAGTGTCTCATTGAGGTCCGACGCAGCCTTGACGGCCTTGATCAGAAACGCCCCGCCGGCGAGCGTCGCCCCCAGCGCGAACAGGTTGCCCGCGCGCGAGGTGAACGCGGCCATCTGGGCCGACGTCGCCGTCAGGCGAGCGTGCACAGCCCCAATGGCGGCGTTGAAGCCGGCCGTCTTGCCGTCGATCTGGACGAAGAGCGATGCGAGCTTGAACATCAGGTGTCGAAGCCGAGCAATTCGGCGAGCTGCTCTTCGGAGTGGATGGGCACGTTCCCGCGGTGGGGGTCGCGCGGGTCGCTGTCGTCGAGGATCGTCATCGCCTGGGAGATCGTCAGCCGGCCGATCTCGCTGGGGGCAACGCGTGCCTTGCGGACGAGGGAGCGGTAGAGGTGGCCGTAGTCGATGGGTTGATCACCCTCGGCCGCCCGCGCCCTCACGCGTCTTTTGGGTCGTCGTCCTCTGCCTCGTCGTCCATGCCGAACGCGATGGAGAAGACCTTCGTCGCGGTCGCCTCAGCGTCGGACCCGTCGCCCCGCCGCTTGCGTGCGACGGCCGCGGCCTCGCGCTGCAGCTTGCGGTAGACGGTGTGGGCCTGCTCGAGCGTCGTCTCGGGCTGGTGGACCCGGAGGGCAACCCAGAGGGCCTGGATCTGGCCGGCCTCGCTGGAGAGCAGGACGCCGGCCGCCGCGGCCGAGCCCATCTGAGGGGGCCAAGCCTTGTCCTCTTCGCGGGCCTGCCTGAGCAGCTCGGCCCGTTCGCGCTCGTTGAAGCCCTCGAGCCTCCCCTTGATCGCGTCGAGCGGCCGGGGGACGTGCTCCTTCAGCCACTGCTGGAGTTCGCCCAGGCCGGCCAGGGGGATCTCGCTGAAGCCGTACTTGCGCCCGCCGATCGTGACCTTCGTGGGCTGATTCGTGAGTCGGGCGAGGTCGTGTGCCAGGTCCAAAGGGCAGTCCTTACGTCGGCAGTGTCCAGACTCCGTCCGAATCGAAAGACGCGGTCATCTTGATCCCGTCTTTGACGTCTGACTTGTGGGAGAGCTTGGTTACGACGGCGTTGCCAGCGAGCGTCTTGCCGGTCGCCGTCGTGAGGGCGAGAGCGACGGGCACGCCGTTGAACATGTTTTGTGCGCTGTCGTAAGGGTTGATGCCGGTGTTAAAGAAGAAGTCGAACGACCCGGACACCTTTTTGATTGCTGGCTTCACCGACTGCCAGCCCATATCGGCCGTCGTGGTCGCGTCGAAGGTGGTTTGCTCGACGTCGGCAGACCAGCCGGACACCTGCATGTCCACGCCGCCAGACGTCACGATGCCGATAACGCCCGAATAGGCGGTAGACATGGGGATGCCTCCAAACTACGGAAACCGGATTGAGAAAGAGCTGTGCGGAACGAGCCGGGAATCAGTCGCCGGCGACTACCACGCGGTACGCGATCGTGTTAGCGCCGGGGTCAAGCTTGATCACCTTGTGGGTGGAATCGACGACGTAACCGGCCGCGTTGTTGGCGCACGTGAACCGCTGATGGGTGCCGGGCTGGATCGAGAGGTTCGCGGTGGTACCGCCGGCGTTGAACATCGCCGTGTTTGCATTCGTCGCCGTGAAGTCCCATTTGAGGACATTGGTCGGGTCGTCATTGAAGACAAGGATCTCGCGCCAGTGCGCGAACCCGGTTGTCCCGTCGACGCAGACGGCCGTAGTCAGGTCGATCGACGCTGGCGAGGCCGCTGCGGAGCCTCCGAGCTCAGCAACCTTGTTGATCTGATTGGCTCCGGTGCCTGCGCTGTAGCTGTGCGTCTGCGTCGGCTGAACGGGCACGTTGTAAGGCGTGATAACATTCCCGCCGGCGGGAATGCCGACGTTGAGCGTGGACTGAAGCGTGATCGAGCCCGATGGATTGGAGCTCATCCTCTGTGCCTCTTTCTATTTCCGCGAAGCCGCGATTAGGACTTGATACATCACAACGTGCATATAACAGTCGGAACCGCCCGGACCCTTTTCCTCACCAATCGTCGTAAAGCCGTCGTCCTCGGCTTGTGCGGACGCCACAATCTCCCCGTTGACGACCAAGGGCGCGCGGTCGAATCCGGATGGAGGAGCGGACATAAAATCCTGTGCGAGCGAAGCTGCCCCGGCTGCTGAATCGGCGTGGAACGACCATTGGACGATGTGCTCCGCGAGGTACGGCGCGCCTGTCGTCAGTTGGCGGTTGCTCGACGCCGTGTGAAACGTGACATAGGGGAGCTGCTCATCCAGGTCAGCCTCGACGTGCCAGAGCTTCCCGCTGTAGAGCAGCGCCTGAAGCGCGGGCAGCCCGGCGAAGTAAGCCTCGATCGCGGCGGCGACCGTCGTGTTGGTGCCCATCAGGGTTCTTGCAGCGGAGCCAGGATCGATTCCACCTGGGCCGCGGTCCAGTCGTACGCGCGGCGCAGCCAGGGATGGGGTTTCAGGCCGCGCTTCGTCCCAAGCTCCTGGTGTTTCATGTAATCCACGTTCGTCCCCGCGCGGCCGGTGATCGAGCCGTCATCGACCTCGTAAGTGACGCTTGCCCGCCCGCGGCCCGTCTGCTTGAACGGCGGCTGGCCGGCCGGTGCGTGCTTGACCTTCCCGACTCGCTTCCCCTTGACCTTGCCGGTGCCCGCCACCGAGAGCAGGACCTTCGCCCGCCGCGTGATCGAGATGCAAATGATCGTGACCGCCTTGACCGCCTTCTTGTGGACCAGTTCCTGGGCCTCTTTGCCGTGCCACTCGAGGTTGCCCATCAATGAGGCTGTTCTTCGCAGTCGATTTCGAGGTGATGCCCGAGCGTGTTGGGATCGGAGACGGCCTTCACCACAAAGACGCGGCCGGCGACGTTCGGGACCCGGAGCTGGTGTTTCACACTCAGACGGAAGCCCGTGGGCAGGTTCACGGGGTCGATGTAGAGCCGTGCAATCCGCACCTGGCTCCGCTTGTCGTTCCGTTGCTCCAGCGAGCCGCCCTGGGGTCTCAGGAGGACGGGGACCGCGGTGGCTACCACGGTGTAGGGGTCACGCGCTGGGGCCCCCGTCGCGTCCTGGCTCGCGATCGTCTTGAGGCAGACGTCGCAGGTCGCGTGGTCGAAGAAATCCTCGAAGGCCATCAGACGATGAAATCCAGGATGTAGGGCGCCAGGAGCTGCTCCGCGATCGCCGGCAGTTTCACCTGGACTCCGCTCAGCGTGTAGCTATAGTCGCCGAGGTCCTCGCTCTCGAAGACGCCGGTGTTTTTCGTGGCATCAACCCAGTGCTTGACGGTCAGGATCGCGGCCCTACGCACCTCGCGAGGAACGCCCGCGCCGGCCGTGTAGACGACCACGATGTTTTGCAGGCCCGTCGGAAACCAGGCTTCGAACTGCTGATCTTGCTGGCCACTGCCCCGCCGGAGCTCGCCCGTCGCTGGGTTCACCGTCCAACCGTCGCCGTTGGTGTTGTCGATCGCGGTGCCTTCGACCGTCACGCTTGTGACGGAGACGATCGGCAGATTGCGGAGCCAGATCCGGCTGCGATCGGCCCCGTTGTGCGTCTCGGTGTATGTCGCCAGGCCGAAGCTCTGGCCGACGTGGGTGATGACCGCGGCGGAGACGTCATAGATCAGGTCTTGCAGATCGGCGAGTGTGGCCAGGCGTGGGATGGCCTGGATCACGTCGGACGGGGCGATGAGAGCGATGCTACTCTCAGTGACCGTCTCCTGGATCGCGGCGTTGACATTGACCGTCTCGGCGGCATACCGGGGATTTACGTCTCCGGTGTCCCATTCGATCACGCCCGCGAAGCCGTCCGGGAAGGTGACGGTCGCCGAGTAGATGCCCGTGCCAGGAATCTCGGAGACGCCCGTCGTGGTCCGGGCCTGGCCCGACGGCGTGCCAATCAGCGTGTAGCCGACGGTCGCCAGTCCCGTGCGGGACTTGCCGAAGTTGGCCGAGCGGACGAGCGTAAACGCCATCGGATTACGGCCTGGCCTTATTCAGGTTGGTGTAGTGGGCGTTGCTGTTCGCCGAGAGCAACGTTTCCACGGCCGTGCGCGAATTCACGAACGCGACGAATGCCGCGGGCGTCAGGTCCGCGTTCGACCCAGTGAAGTCGCCGGCCTGGAAGAGCGAGGCCGCGCCCCCTTCGGAGGTGAAACAGAGCTCGAATGCTCGGCAGGTGTCGCACGAGGCCAGGAGTAGCTGGATCGCGGCCCGGTACTGAGTGACAAGATTCGCATTGGTCATGAGAGGTATCCAAAGGTTCGGAGTGCGTTATAGACCTTCTGCAACATCCCTTGCTCGGTTGCGGTGTAGGTCGCGCCGGCCGTCGCCGCCCCGCCGGTCTGCTGTGCCGCGGCGACTGCGCCGAATACCGAGTACAGACCTTGCGTTCCGTCGCTCTCGATCCGGATGCACTCGCGATCGGTACCGGTGAAGTCGGCCGCGTAGAGAACCATCCGGCCCTTGCGGGTCGCATCGGTATTGGAGGCAAACAACGCGGCCATCCGGCCGGCTTTGCGGTTCGCGGCCGTCGAGCTCAGGGCAAATCCTGACCAGTCGCCCGCCGTGTTCATTTGCCACTTATACGCGGGAGTGAACGTGTTGCCGGCCGTCAGGGAAGCGCTCGCCCAGAACGTGACGTTGCCGCCCTCCATAATGAAACCGCACGCGCCGGAGGACTTTGCGGTAAATACATAGTCGCTTGTGAACGTGCTGTATTGCGCCCCTCCCGAGACATAGATGGCCGCTGAGCCATCGCAGTCGAAGTAGCCGCCGATGTCCGAATCCGTCTTGGCGAAGTGGGCCAGATTGACGGAGCCGCACGCGTCGAGCTTCGCGCGGGGAGCCGCCGCCCCGATCCCTTCCCGATGGTTGGTCGCATCCCAGACATGCGCCGCATCTTGAGCGAGGACTGGCCCGGGGCCGATATGAGCGATGAGCCCCGCCGTCCCGCCCGTGATCGCGCCGCCGATCGCCATCGATCCCGCATTCGCCAGAACAAACGCCGTGGTCGCAAGCTGGGTGGTATTGGTCCCATTCCCGGCCGTCGGTGCCGTCGGCGTGCCGGAGAGCGCCGGACTTGCCAGCGGCGCCTTCGCCGCCAGGTCCGTCACCAGGTTGGTGACCTGGCTCTCCGCGATCGTCGCCACCTGGGCGAGCACGCCCCCCGCGCCGACGACGAGAATATCGCCGGTGCTCGGTGAGTTCCCGATCGTCCCGCCGATGGCCATCCCCGAGCCGCCCGAGCCGCTGGACGCCGCGGTGACACGACCCGTCGTGTCAACCGTGATCGTCGCGTCGGTGTAGGTCCCCGGCGTCACTCCGGACGCCGGGAGCTGGCTCGCGCTCAGCGTCCCGTCGAGGTCCTGGAGTGACGACGGCACGAACTCGGCTTCGGACACCGGTTACACCTTTCGCACGATGTCGATCTTGCGCCGTTCCTCGATCACTTCGGGCAAGCCGTCGCGGCCGACATAAGCGCCGGCGGGCAAGCGTCGGTAGTGCTTGATCACTCCGGCTTCGTCGTCCGCGTAGAAGATCGCGAGCCGGTGATCGAGCCGCTGTCCGGTTGCGGCGTCGAAGACGGCGAATCGGAGCGCATGGCTGGCGTCCTTTCTGAAGTCGATAACCATTCGCTCTGACCACGCTTGTCGCTCTCGGGCCCGATCACCTTGGTTTCGTAGGGGCCCAGCATCGCTAGAGCTGGTATCCCCAGATATTCGCGGATGCCGCCGTGTTGCCGGAGCCGAAGCTTGGGACCGTCAACGTCCAGGCCGTGTTCGTCGCCGTCGCCGGAATGGGGATCTCGAAGTTGACGACGAGTGGGACGATCGCCAGTCCGGCCCCAGCGGGGATCTCGATCATGAAATTGTACGTAACCGTCCCATCGGACAACGTACACGTGACCGCACTTGCCGCGGTCGCGCCGCCGCCGGTGATGGTGAACCCAGCGCAATAGGTCGTCTTGCCGGTAGCGGCGGGCAGCACGGGACTATTCGCCTGCGCCGCGCCCGTGCTCGTCGCGACCTTGAACGCGCCGCCGAATGCCGGTTGTGCCCAGACGAGCGGGGCGAAGCTGGTATCGTTGTTGTCCTTGAGACGGACGGACTTGTAGACCTGATTCTGAACGTCGAAGTTCGAGATGGTCGTATCCGCGGCGAAGAGCGGAACGAGCGCGAGGAGCGCCACGAGGCCGGCCAGTGCGAAGAGCGAGGCGCGAGTGCGGAAGCGTGACATGGGGAGCGAGCCCTTTGTGTGTCTTTGGGTGGAAACGGACAGGTGATGGCGACAGGCCCGGGCGATTACGCGGTACCGAGCTGCGGTTGCGCAAGCGTGACGATCGAGCCGGCGATGGTCGCGACAGTGGCATCCGCGAAGAGCGACGGAGCCAGCTCGTTGTGGTAGAGGATGGCCAAGATCGAGAGCACTTCGGCATTGGCCGTGCCGCGGAGCACGACGGGCCGCACGTAGCGGTTCGTGGGCTTGTAGATGTCGATGGCTTGAAGCGTGTTGCTGTCCGCGTCTTTCATCAACCCGGTGTGCGAGTTGGCGATGTCGGCCGCGTCCGAGCCGTTGGAGGCCGCTCCCTGCTGGGCCTTCATCTGGGTGACCTGGGTGGCCGTCAACGTCCCATAGAGCACGACGAAGCAGATTCCGTCGTACCCGTTGGTGTCGATCGCCGTGCCGTTGATCGTCGACGTCCCGGCCGCGGTGTGGCCGCTCGCAATCCGGAGATCGACTTCCTTGGTGAGATTGTGGAAGAGCATGGTCTGGAGTCCTCGCCCTGTCGGGCTTTCCCTGCGATGTGATCTGCGGTGAAAACCCGGTCGGTTACGCGTTGTTCGACTTGAGGACTCGCATCCTCCACGGCTCGACGGGCTGGCCGCCGAAGCGCACTCTCATCACGATTTCGAACTGATTCAGCTTGGCCTTCGTCTCGCGAAGGATCTGAACGGTGACGCCGAGCCGCTGGGCGCGGTAGTACCCCTTCAGGTCGCCGTAGAGGACGGGGTAATTGCTGGCCCCGACGTTGGGCATGAAATTGCTGTACACGTAGGGGACGCCGCCGATCTCCTTGTTGGGTCCCGGAGACAGCCCCGAATCCTGCCAGCCCATCGCGAACAGGTACCGGCCCGTGCTGTCCTTGAACCCGGCAATCAGCTTGCCGGTATTCTGCTTGTTGAGAACCCAGCGCGCGTCGCGGTCGTACTGAGGAGCGATCGCGTAGGGCAGCTCGCGAAGGTCATCAGGCCCGAACGAGCCGGCGATCGTCGAGAGGACCTGTTGCACATACTGCGAGCTGTTCGCGGTCGCGATCGTGTTGAGCAACCCCGTCGGCTGGCCCTTTCCGGTGCCGTTCAGGATCATGTTCTCGTAGAGGAGATCAACCGTGATCCTCAATTGGTTCTCGATCCACTGCTGAATGGGAAATGCCGAGTCCTCCACCATGTCGTTGGTGAGGCTGGCCGAGAGCATGGCCGTGTAGACCGGAATCTCCAGGTTGCCCAGGAGCGCCGCGTCGTTGACGTCCTCGGTGGAGCTCGAGGCCGGGATTTCCCCCGTCCACGTCGCCCGGAACGCCGTGACGTAGAGGTCGTCGGCGTTGTATTGGGTGCGCGGCATCACCACGCGATCGCGGCCCGTGGTGATCGTGGTGACCAGGCCGGCGAGCTGCGTCGGGGCAGGTTCGCGGGCGATGATCCGCATGAGCATGTCCGCCGGGACCAGCACGCCGCCTTGATCGTCCAGGCCCTCCTGGATCGCCTTGAACTGCGACCCGCCCAGCGCGTGGAGGTTGCCCTTGGAGCGGATGAAGCCCATGAAACCGCGCTTGTAGTCGCGGCTCTGCAATGCGGCCCAGCGCTTCTCGTTGAAGGTGCCCGGGCCCACGTCGTCGATCACGGAGCCGAAGCTGTCGACAACCATCCGGCCCGCGTCGGACATGCCGAGGTAGGAGCCCTCGCCGCCTCGCACGTTGCCCGAGAACATGAACTGCTTCGCGCGGACGTCGGCCGGATCGGCGGTGCGGAGGTCGCCGCCGAGGGTCTTGAGCTCGTCGCGCTGCGAGTCCAAATTGAATTGCTGATCGAGCTTACGCTTGCACTCCTTCACTTCGCCGATAAGCTTCGTGCCCTCGGTCATTTCGGCATCGGTGGGCTCGGCCTTGCTGAGCAGCTCGTTGGCCCTGGCCCACTTCTCTTCGTGCTCGCGTTGGAGCGCGCGGACGGTCTCGTTCATCGGGAAATCCTCGACAGTGAGGGGTAGGCAGACAGGAGCGCCAGCTCCGCGCGGGCCTTGACGAGCAACGTGCTCGACGCCGACTTCGGCTTGGAGTTGGATGATTCGTCGGTGTCGCCGCCGTTGCGGTTGGGCTTCGACGCCCCGCCGTTGGAGCCGGCTTCGGGTTCGTCCTCGTCGTCGTCCTGGCCCGCGATCGCGTCGGGGTCGTGCATGTCCAGGAGTGTCTTCAGATCCTTCAGCGCGGGGGCCATCGCGTCATGGCAGGCCGAGAGGTAAGCGTGCGTCTCGCGGGAGAGCGTGCGGCCGGACTTGACCTCGGCGTCGACTTGCTTCAGGAGCTTCTTGAGCCGCGAGAGCGGCATCGCCTTGACCCCGGTGATATCCGCGGCCGTGTTGGCCGGGAAGCCCACGGGGGAGGCTTCGTAGAGCTTGATTTCGTGGAGGAAATTGAGGTAATCGGAGTTGGCCTGCATGTTGGAGAGATCCTCGGGACCCGGCTGGTACCCGAGCGTCTTCCAGTAGTCCGTGATCTCGTTGGGCACGGCCCGCTTGCGCTGCATGCACTTGAAGCCGATCGACATCTTGCGCATGACCCCGTCTTTGAGCAGGGTCTTGCAGTCGCGGCCCTTGGCGGTGTCCGAGATCCGGCCCTTGACGAATAGCCCCTTGGCGTCTTCGTGGGCCTCGAGGGGCTTGCCGATCACCTCTTCGTGGTTGAAGCAGATTTGGCCGTTCTTGAGGAAGTCGGGGAGCGACTTGGCGAACGCTCCGGGGACGATCACGTCGCCGTAGCTGTCCACGTTGTTGAACGCGGCACAGTAGCCGGTGAATTCGCTACCGTCCCCCTCGGCCTTCACTTCGAGGAAGGGAAGGGACTTCCATTCGAGATCGCGCATCGGTCGCCCTCACAGACGGGTGGCCCGAAGCTGGGCCGCTATCTGTGTGGGAATCGACCGCTCTCTTTTTAGTGCGGGAGATCCGCGCGAAGGTGCTTGGGGGCGAGGGCCTCTACCGGCTCAAAGCGGATTCCACCGTCCCCCTCGAAGGGCTGGGTGTGGTCGTGATGGCCCTGAAGGATCGCGTCGGGGACGGCTTCGCGGAACGCGTCACAGGTGACAGGCAGCTCCCGGGGTGTGCCTCGGTGGAGGTGCCGGCAGTCGAGGCACTGGGGGAAAATCGTCACGGCTTGCCCCCGATCTTGTCGAGCGTCCTGGCGATGATCGCCCCGGCCCCGGGAGCCAGGCCCTTGCGGAGCTGGAATTGCTGGCCCTGGTCCCCGTCGACCGGCTGGCGATGGTCCACCTCGTTGCGCAGGATCGCGTCGGAAATCCCCGCGGGGAATGCAGTGCAAGCCAGAGGAAAACCGCCGGAGTCAAGCAGTCGGCCGCAATAGGCGCATTGCGAGACGGCCGATCCGGAGGCGTCGAACTTGTCGCTGGACTTGGCCATGACTCCAGTTTACCTCACGCGCTCGAGGATCACGACATCGGCCTCTTTGCCCCAGTGGTTTGTGACCTTTTTCCCGCGGCCGACGACCCGGTATTCCGTGTCGGGGGGAGCGAGGAATTCCAGCTCCGTGTGATGGACGGCCAGGTCGCCCGCGTTCAGGAAGACACCCGTTGAGCCCGTGGGCATGCGGATCTCGAAGACCACGGGGGCGTAGGCTTTGTCGTCGTTCGTCGCGAAGCCGATCCCGGTCTTCTGCGAGAGCGACATCGAGCCGAAGCCCTTCTCCGTGATGACGACTCCCTCCTGGAAGTCCTCCACGGACTTGAAGCCCATCTTGTAGATATTGGCCACCCCGCGGTACGCGACCACGGGCCGGTCAGTCTTTCCCTGGACCAGCGCGGTCTTGGCCTCGGCGTTGAGCTTCGCGACCTGCTTCCGGACCTTCTTGGGGACCGCGTCGACGTCGCCGCGCTCCATCGCATTCATCAGCGTGAACGCGTTGTTGGCGTAGCTCGCGACGGCCTGCCGTTCCTGGTCCGTCCAGGCGAGGATCGTCTCCCGATACCGCTCGCCCCACGCCGAGGCCGCGTCGTCGTTCGCGAACGGCTTGTAGTGCTCGCCAGCGGCCGGCCGGAAGTCCGACGGCCTGGGCGGTACCGCGGCGATCGGCGGCTCCGGGCGCGGCGTTGGAGCTGGCTTGGGCTTCTTGGGCTTGGGAGTGTGGGCCGGTTTCGGCTTCGGTTTCTTGGGGGCCGCGACCTCTGGGCCGCCCATCGCTTTGTAGAGGCTTGTGAGCTGGGGACTGTAGGTCTTGCCCGTGACGTGGCCAGCATAGACCTCGGCGACCAGCTCGCGGGCGTTCGTCGCCGCGTAACGACTCACCTCTTTCGCGATCGCGCTCTTCTCGTCGGCAGTGAAGATGATCGCGTCGAGCTTCCGGTATTGCTCTCGACCGACGTTTCGCAGGTGCATCGCGTGGCCCACTTCGTGGAGGATCGGGTGATTTTCCGCGTCCGTGCTGAACTGGCCAATGGCCCGCTGTTTGGCCATCCAGCTCTTGGGATCGGCCCAATACGGATGGTTCTGATTCAGCGCGATGAACGATGCGGCCTTGCTGTGGACGAACGCGGCCGGGATCGTCTTGGCCTCGTTCTGACCCATCAGCTTCGTGATGATGTCGTTGCCGTCGGTTAGCGCGGAGACCTTGAACTCCGCCGCGTAGCGAGCTGCTTCCTCCAGTCGTGATTCGACCGTCGGTTGGGGCTCCGGTTCAGGCAACGCTTGCTGCGGTACCGGCGCAGGTTTTGGCGTTGGGGCCGGCTTGGCAACGACGGGCGGCTTTTCGAGGAAGGGGATCGAGGGCTTTGGTACCGGCGGCTCTTTGCCCGGCTCCGGCTCGTAATCGGGCTTGTCCTGCTCTTCCGGTTTGGGGTCAACGAGCGTCTGGGCCCAGTCGGTATCGCCGGCCTCGGTCGTGAGGACCTCGAGCATCGTGCAGTTGCAATGGGGGTGAAGCGGTGGGTGTCTTACGTGCCTGTAGGTCGGGTTGTCACCGATCTCCGCGAACGGCTGGCCCAGGCGCACGCTCCTGGCCCGCCGTGCGACCGTCTGGCACATCGGGCACGCGTCACCCGAGAGAAGCCACTCCCACCCTGCAACGACGCCCGACTGCCGTCCTGCTTCGTCCTGGGCCGCGTGGACGGCTCGCGATGCCTCGGTCTGTGCGATCCGCCTGGCCCGCCACTCTTCTGCCTTGGTGAAGATGGAATTGACACGGTCGGTTAATGCCTCGACCGACTCGCCCGATTTCACCACCCCTGCTATCAGCTCCTCCCTGAGCTTATCGAGGGCCTTATCCAGTGATTGAGCCGTCGTGGCGTTGGTGGATGCCGAAAAGTCGAACGACGCCCGGCGGATCATGCTCTCGGTGTGGGGGTTCGTGACCCGCCAGGCGTCGGGGTCGATGCCGAGCCGCGAATTGAGCTGCTGGCCCGATTGGTCCCAGTAGACCGAGACGAGCGGGGTCATCTGGTCCGCCAGCTCGAGCGCGCCTAGGGTCTGCGGGAAGGGCGGGAACGCGGCGGGGATATCGTCTTGCAGATCTTTCTGTGATGTCCAGGATGCGATCTGTGATAAGGCCCACTTCCGCTGCGCGCGGAAGTGCCGGACCAGCGCGCGGCGGATGGGCTCGCCGCGCGGCAGGCCGTAGGTGTTGGCTTCGGCTTTCTCAGCCACGGTCAGGCCGCGGCCGGGAGATCCTGGGTGTCATCCTCGACCGGATCTGTGTCGGGCTTGTTGACGGCGGTGATTTCGTACCAGAGCCGATCGCCGTCCGGGAGAGGCTCGTAACCCAGCTCGTCGCGCCCTTCGTTCTGGGTAATCAGGTTGCCGGCGAAATCCTTCCTCACCCTGTCATGCTTCTCGCCCAGGTCCTCTTGCAGCGCTTCCACGTGCGTGTAATCGTATTCGACGATGTTCCGCTCCGGATCGTCGAACTCGTTGAGCAGGCCGTAAGTGAGGGCCTCGGCCACCAGGTCCTGCATGGGCACGATGCAGTGCCGCCACGCGGCCGTGTTGGCTTCCTTGTAATTCGAGTAGGTCTTATTCGGATCGGGCATTCCCAAAACCATCGGTGAGACGCCGATCGCGGCACAGATTCGGGCCTCGCTTCGGGCCGGTAGCTTGTCGAGTCGCATCTCTTCGGGAGAGTGGCCGAGCTGCACAATTTCGACGTCGCCGGTCAACTGGACCATCGTCTCGCCGCGGCTGTCGCCAGTGAGGTTATCGCGGATCCGTTCCTTCAGCCGGTTGGCCTGCTCGCTCGTCATCCGCGCGCCGTTCTTGGGGATCGCGACCAAGCCCGGAACTCCCATATTGCGCAGGATCGAAACCGTATAGCCGGCCTGCTCGTTGTCGGCGACGACTTCGCGGACCTGGCTCTTCAGCGCGGCCAAACCAAGCCGGTCGTTCCACGGGTCCAGGCCATCGCGGATGTGGATCACGTCGTGATATGGGATCTCGTAAATCTCATAGTCACGGAGGAACTGATAGGCCCGAATGTACGGCGCTCCCTCGTAGGAATCCCAGACCGGCTGAATCCACCAGTGCGGTACCCACCAGAGCTGCACGGGCTGGCCGATCGCGTTGCGGATCTTGACCACGAACGCGTTGCCGTCCGTGACGAGCGAAAGCGCGATGGCCTTACTCAGTACACGGCCCGTGTAAAACGGGTTGGGCCGCTTCATCAGGTCGCAGACCTTGTGCCGCGGAAGGGGCCGGTAGCGGCCGTCGCGACCGATCGCCGAGACGCGCATGATCGGCTTGGGGTAATTGTCGCCGAGCCACTTGAGCGCGATCGCGACAATGCTGTTTTGCCAGAGGTTGCCGGCCTCCCGCTCGTAGTCGACGCGAGAGCCGGGAACGAGGTAACGGAGCCGGGAACCGAGGCCCTGGCCGCCCATGCGCGTCCAGACCGAACCCATCGAGCGGGCGATGGTCGCAACGGCGAACTTGACAGCGGAGAAGGGACGAAAGGCCATCAGGCTACCCCTTCGAAGCTCATGATGCTTCGTCCGATCAATTCAGGAATCAGCGGGACGACGGCGTTTCCGAGACACCTAAGTCGGTCCATCTGGAAGGGAATCCCATCAACCACTCGCTGAATTCGGGGTTCACGTTCCCAGGCTGGTCGACCTTTTGCCCTCTTTCCTTGCACCCGATCGCCTTCCCGAGCAGTGTCAGTGAGGTCTTGCTGTAACTGCCCTTGCCGAACCACTGGGCCCGACAGCTTCCGTCCAAGGCCCGTGGGGTAGGCCAGTATCCAGGCCCGATCGCGGATATGCGGCGCGCCAACGGAGGAAGCCGGAATGCAATGCCACTCCGCGTCATACCCGAGCGCGGCCAGGTCGCTGAGAACGCGATCGAGTCCCCTCGATCGCGTTCTCAGCAACGTTCTCCATGATCGTGAAGCGCGGACGAATCTCGCGAATAAGACGGCTGAACTCCCGCCAGAGTCCTGAGCGTTCACCCTCGATCCCCTTGTGTTTTCCAGCGAAGCTGATGTCTTGGCACGGGAAGCCACCGCAAATGACATTGGGGAACACTCCATCAGCCTTCAGTCGTTTATGCGTCAACGTCTGCACATCATCGTAAATCCAGGCAGCCGGCCAGTGCTTACGGAGCACGCGCCGCGCGTAGCCGTCGCACTCACAGAAAGCCACGGTCTTCATGCCCGCGCGCTCGAGTCCGAGCGAGAATCCGCCGATCCCGCTGAAGAGATCGAGAACCCGAAACTCCGCGCTCATAGGACCTCGACCCAAGGTGTGTTCGTGAGACCCCAATAGGCCAGGGCCAGGCCGATCACGCAGTCGTCATTCATGCCCGGGGGAGCGCTCATGCGGATGTTTCGCGAGGGCGTCATCTCATACTCGAAGCTGAGCAGCTCGTTCGTCTGGACTTCCAAATCCATCAGCCGGAGCTTCCCGCGCTCGATCCCCATCGCCAGGTTGTCGATCAGCCGGTTCTTGCTCGCGTTGGTGAACTGGTACCCGGATACGGCCAGGTCCTCGTTGAGCAGCCGCTCGAAGATGGGGTCGCCGATTCCCGTGGAGTCGATCCACCAATCCCCGTGGTAGGCTCCGTCGCGGCCCTTCACCGCCGCGATCTGCCGCTCCCAGCTAATCTCGTTGAACCGATCGAACGCCGCTTGCCGGCCGGAAGGATCGAGCGTGGGGAGCACGGTGAAGTCCTCCTTGCGGGCGAGGTCCAGGCCGTGGCAATAGTTCCAATCGGGCTTCGGCGGATCGAACGCTGTCCGGCCCTTGTCCACACACGCCGCCACGCCGCGGAAGACACCGGCCGCTTCCTCCAGGAAGGTCGCGAGATACTCTTGCTGGTAGACACGCTCCGGGAGCTGCCGGCGGGCCGCATCGACCTCTTCGGGGTCGATGTGGGGATTGGTGACTGTCGGGATGCCCGTCAACGCACCGGTGCGAAACGAGGCCCAATCGCGATCATCGGGATTGAGCCCCTGGGTGAACAGCTTCCAAAAGTAGTTGCGGCCCTTGGGCGTGCTGAGGAACCACGCGTCCCCCTTCAGGTCCGTCAGAGTCGGCCGGATCGCCTCGGTCCAGGCCACCTCGAGGTGCCGCGCCTTCGCGGCCTCATCGACCACGACTCGTTGATACTTTCGCGAGCGGCCTGCGTCGGGATCTTGCAGTGACCAGAACTCGATCGAGCCGCCGGTAATCAGCTCGATCCGATACTCGGACCGGTTCTTGTACCGGATCAGCTTCGGTTGGCCGTGACGGGGTGTCAGGAGCCGAATGAAGTCGCGCCAGGCTTGCGAGAGATACTTGTACGTGGGCGCGAACCATGCGACCGGAAGCCCGTCGAGCATGGGCTTGATACAGCGGTCGATGCCGAGAACCGTCTTCCCCCATCGCCGGCCGCACGGGACGACGTTAAACCGCTTCGCTCCCCTCAGGATCGCCTGTTGCCCCGGATGTGGCCGGGGGAGCTTCAGCGAAATCGTCGGCATACTCGACCTTGATCGTCAGCTCGCCTTCGACCTCGAGCTTGGCCAGGACCTTACCGTCGGTCCTGTCGAGCAGCTCCTTCAGGAGCGTGGCATTGCCGCGGCGGAGGCACTCCCAGAGGAAGGCTTCTCCCACGAGGTCGATCACTTGCTTCCCCGGGGGGCACGCCTGGCCGCTCAGCTCCTCTTGCTCGAGCAGCTCGCGAAGCACGCCCATCAGCGTGCGGCCCTTGGGACGGCCGCCCGGGTTGCCGCTCTGGCCCGGCTTGAACTGGAAGCGCTCGAGGTGTGCCGCGCGGCGATCGGGGAGCTGGTCACCCGTCGATTCGGAGGTGCCGTCCAATGCTCGCCTCGAAGTCGGGATGCAAGGTGCCGAGCTGGTAAGCCAGCTTGGCCTTGGCCGAGTCCAGCTCCACCTTCACCCGCTGGTACTCCGGGGGGATCTGGCCGACACCGGCCCAGCGCAGGGACAAGGGGCTGGGCATCACGCGCGCGCTGAATCGCGGCCCTTGGAGGTGATCCAGGCCGCCCCCGATCATCCTGTCGAGCAGGTAGGCTTTGAGCGCGTCGATCCTCCTGGCCGCGGAGCGAGCCCGCGCCGTGGCGACGTCGGCCTCACCCTTGAGCTTCGCGTGGTCGGCTTCCGATTCGCGGATCAGGTCCACGATTTCATCAGCCTTGGACCAGCCGGTCAGGTCGACCGTGTCCAGTTCCTGCTTGATCTCGGGGGTGATCTCGCCACCGGTGTCAATCAGCGCGAGGACGACGGCGAGACGATCATCGGGTTTCATGGCCGCGACGTTCCATTTCCAGATCGTGGGAGTCTTGGATCCGTGGCACCAGCACTGCCAAGCATTCGGCGACGGATGGCCGATGCACTTTGCGACGGACGACGGGCTTGCCGCTCGTCGGGTCAATGTCCACGAACTCGCGGGTCCGTGCCTTCGTCACGAAGCGATCGGCCGATCTCCGGGAGAAGCGAAGATCGTTGGGAAAGAGCCGCTTGGGCTTTTGCATCAGGTCCTGCCCTCAAGCCCGTCCTGCAAAGGGTCGTATCGCATCCGCTTGCGGACCTGCTCGAGCCGTTGCCGATACTGCTCGATCTCCTCCTGGTGTTTCTCCTCCGCATGCCGTCGCGCCTGCGCCCCGTCCTGATAGCTGCGCACGGCCCCCATCACGCTGGCGAGAGCGATGAGGATCGGGGGCACGAGCTGCCAGGACGGCCCGTAGCGATACAGCGCGTCGAACAGCCACCAGCCCGCGCCGGCGGCGTTGCCCGCAAACAGTCGGGTCTGATGGGTGGTGTGATCCATGATCAATCGTTGTTGATGAGGATGAAGAACACGGCAATGACCAGGATCCAGACGAGCATTTCGTTCACGGCCAGGCCCTCAGCGGCAGAGCAGGTAGAGGATCGCGGCGAGCACGACGAAGTGAACGCAAGGGTCCGTCAGCACGAGCCAAAGGACGCGGCGCATCACGCGGCCGGCAGAGCGCCCGCCGCCGTCGCCTCGACGACAGTGAGGAGCGCCGTGAGGAGCTGCTCCGCCTTGGCGCGAGTCTGCGGGTCGGCAATCTTCGCAGTGAGCTGGGCGAGCACGGCCCGGATCGCCACATCGAGCGGCGAGCCGGCCTTGAGCTCGGCTTCGATCAGCCTGAGCACCTGGGCGGCGACGAACGGCGCAACGGATCCGGTCAGAAGCGTGAGAAGAGCACCCACGGAGTGGACTCCAGTTGAGGGATCGGAGGTGAGGACGGCCGCTTGTGCCGGCGGCAACGCGGGCGGCCCGTAAAGCGCCTGGGCTCGTGCGATCTCCCAGGGCTGTTGAATGAGCACGGATTCGTTCAAGTAAGCGGACATGCACGAGACAACGCCGTCGGGCGCGTGGTCGAGGCCGAGGGCGTGCCCGGCTTCGTGGCGGGCGACCTGCTCGAGCTTGAGCGGCGTCCATCCGCCAGAGGGGTTGGGATTCAGCCGCATGATGAGAGTCGTCGCCGGAAGGGCCTGGACGGGCTCATCGGTCAAACCGAGTTCGGTTCCGGCAACCCATGCGGCCCGATTCGTCGGGTCGGAATCGGCGGTCAGATCAGTGATGAGGTCGCCGATGAACCGAACGACCAAACAAGGGATCGCTCCCGGCTGGGCCGGAGCAAACTCGATATCGCACACGTCAGACCACGACTCGATGCCTCGGGCGATCGGGCCGTAAATGTACGGCAGGTCGAGGAGACCCACGGTAAGCGCGTCGATCTCCCACGTGATCACAGTGCCCGGCGGCCACTTGCCCATCGTCGAAGGTCCCCCTACCAATCGGCCTTAGACCGCTCTCTTTTCCGGCCGTCGCTCCGCACGCGAAACACCTCGCGATAGGTCGGCCGGCTGTGTGCCTCGTGGGCCCGCAGCTCATCCCACGCGGCTTTGACCTCAGCGACGATCGTGTGGACTCTAGATCTCGGTAGGCCGAAGACGCGCGCGAGCAGCCGCTCACTGAGGCCGTTCTTCGCGGCCAGGGCGATCACGAAATCGCGCTCGCTGCGTTCACGCTGACCGCGCGTCATCTGGGACCTCGTAGTGGGGCCGTCCGCACGTGAGACAGTGCTCTCCGGGTCGTAGCGGTACGTTGCGACAGCCGACGTCACAGGCAGCACGACGCCAGAGCCAAATCCAATGGTGCCCGACTTGAAGCGAATGCGGCCCGACGTCGGTCGCGGTCCGGAGCGCGAATTCCTCGGCCGCGGCGGCTTCGTCGGATGGATCGAGGCCAGTGTCAGGGATCTCGAAGAACACGCTGAGCTGATCGGGGCTGAAGCTGTAGTACCGGACGCGCGGGAGCTTGCGGAGGTCGAACCCTTCCCATCGGGGCTCGCCATCGGCGATTCGCACGCCGAGCCGTTCGGCCGCTTTTTCGCTGAGCGTGACAACCGCGTCTCTCCCTGTTGCCTCACCTTCGAGCCAGCCCGCCTCGAGCATGGCCGTGCAACGCTCCACGGCGGTCGCCAGGGCCTTGCGGCGCTTGTACCGACGGTCCAGGCCCACGCGATCGACCAGTTCCGCCGGTGTCGCCCAGAGGCCGGGCCCGGCGATCAGCGCGCGGAGGATCGACGGCCAGCCAAGGGGTAGCTCGGTTGGGGGCATTGCGGCCCTGGGTTAGTTGGATTCGGCGAAGGCACGGCCGAGGGCCAGGGCGTCGGCCTCGAGCTGGGCGTAACGCTCGTATCGGGCCATCGGCATGAGTACGGCGACGGGCCGCGATCGCCGGCTCCGGGTGATCACAGACGGATCGAGCGGCGCGAACACCATCACCTCGAGGTCCTGGACGAGCACCTTCTCGAGCACCTCGGCGGGCTCATCCCGGAATTCACGAGTCGTGCAAGGGACGATCTGGGGGCAACCGTCGCCGATAGGGTCTCTTTCGGCGAGGGCCATCAACCGACACTCCGGGTCCGGCCGGATCCGATCGAACGTCAGCATCGATCTGTCCATCAGTTGAACATTTCCGATAACCAAGCGACTTGAGCACAGCCAGGTAATCACACGCCGTCGGGAAGGGGACATGGCGATCCTGCTGGTAGCGCAGGACCGCTTTGATGAACTCTTCCTGATCTGGGGTGTATTGCGGATCGCCGGTGGCCGGGTTGCTGCAATGCCGCCCACGGTGCTTGGCCGCGTTACTGGCCGCGGTCGCCGCTTCCGGTTTCCATCGGACCCGCCTGGGAGGTGACACGGTGATTTACCCAAGGTGCTCATCTTGTGGAGGCTATGATAGCTTCGGATTTTAACTATGAGCGAAAATTTGACGGCATGCGTTGCCGGCTGGAGCTTGGCCTCAGATAATTGACATTAGCAGTTTCACTTTGTGTACACGGAAACACTATGATGAATAACGAGCTGGTTCCCCTGCCAAATGAGGACGGCTGTTCACCGGCTGTTCTTCAGCCATCCGTTGTGAAACCGATCGGCGTGTGGGAGCTGTATGACGCGCTCCTTGCCGACGCGACGAAGGACAAGACGCGCATGGCCCGCGAGAGCGACGTCCGGGACCTGCTACGGTTCCTCATCGAGCGCAGCATCCTCGAGCCGGGGGCCCACCCGAGGGCGGCGTGTGCCGGGCTGTGCGGCTCCGGCCGGGGGCCGGCCAACGCCCTGGTGACCGCATACCAGCGATGGATGCTGGGCCGCGGCCTCAAACCCACGACGGTCAACCGCCGGATCTCGACCGTCTCGCGGATCATCGACCTCGCGAACCGGTACGACGTCGTCACGTGGGCTCTGACGGTCGACGGGCTGCCGGTGGAAAGCTACCGAGACACAGCGGGGCCAGGCCGAGCTGGCTGGCTGAGGATCTACGAATCCGCTCAACGCGAGGCGACCCGGACGCACCTCGGCCGGCGGAACCTCTCCATCATCTGCCTGCTCTACTTCAGCGCGCTCCGCCGCGAAGAGGTCGTGCAGCTCGATCTGGCCGACTGGAATGCGGAGACGGGCCGGCTCGCGATCATCGGCAAGGGTCGGTATGAAAAGGAGCTGGTCACTCCCAACGGCGAGACGGTCGCTGCCCTCGAGCGCTGGATTGAGGCCCGCGGTTCAGACCCGGGGCCGCTGTTCGTCCGGCTCGATCATGCAGCGAAGGAAGTTCAACGGATCGGCGGGCGGGCGGTCTGGGAGCTGGTGAGGGTCGTGAGCTCGGCCGCGGGCCTCAAGACGCCGGCGCGTCCCCACGGGCTCCGCCACCAGGCGGCGACCGAGATGGCTCGGAGGTCGAACGGGAACGTGCTCAAGATCCAACGAGCGCTCCGCCACAAGGACCCAAAGACCACTCAGAAGTATGTGGATAACTTGGAGGACGTCGCGGGCGAAATGTCACGCCTTCTCGGGGAATCGTGAGGCACATTTAAGAGCGATTGTCGGATGCTGCACTGTCGTTATCGGAGCCAGTTTTGGGGTGGGTGCATCGCATCTAAGTCCGTGATATGACTGGCGGTTGAAGCGAAACAGACCAGGGGAATTATCCGAATGGATTACCTCCATCACGTCGAACGCATGCGGAACTACGGCGAGCGGCACGGATTGCGCTCGGTCTACCCCTGCGCATACGGCGGCCATAGCCTCGGACGCCCCGATATCATAGACACATGTGATTCTGAATACACAAGAGAGTATGTGTTTCAATGTAGAAATTGCAGCTTCGCAATCACAATACGAACATACATTGAAACTGCTGAGGAACCGGTGAAAGAGTTCAAAGTCGGCGATCGCGTCGTTCGAAATCCCGCGACATGGGAACCCAACGAATTCGACTCTTGGGGCCGGGGCTCTGGGATAGGAGTTGTGGTTCAATCGCCATTGCCTCTCGAGCCGGGGGAGGTCGATATCCGTTGGCCGGCGGGCCGATGTTTCGAGTCCGCTCGACAGTTGCTCCCGGCTGTAAAAACGGCGGGCCCGGTCACGACCCCGGGCCCGCCCGCCCCGCCACCATCCTGATTCCCGACGGCGGGATTCGAACCCGCGAGTCCCCGCTTTCTAACCCGGGCTGGCGTCCGGGGACTTTACCGCACGCTCATGGCCTGACCACTGCCAAACGATCGGGGAAAACCCGCCGCGCCGGGCGAGCAGCGCGGCGGGCCGAGGAAAGCCTCCCACCGAGGGAGGCCGTCACCTCTGCGGACTGCTCATCACCGGCGCCATGGGCGGGGCCGGCACCTCGGTATTGGCCATCACCGGGGCCGTGGCCGGGACGACCGACGTCGTGACGATCTTTTGCACGGGCGGCACGAGCTGGACCTGGCGATCCCAGCCGATCTTGGACAGCTCCCGGAAGGCCCCCCCGAGCGTGCGGCGGAGCGGCCCAGCTCGGCGGACGATCGTCTGCTGGGGGACGGCGACGGTTTGCGTGGTGGTCACGAGCTGCGTGGCCGGCGGCGTGATGACCGGGGCCTGGACGACGGCTTGCATCACCGGCGCCGCCGCGTTCGGCACGAAGTGGTGATAATGGTGGACCTCAATGGTCGACGCGGCGGGCGCCTGTAGCACCGCGGCATGGGGTGTGGGAATGGATTTCGGGGGGGCCGGCGTCTGCGGAGACGGGGCCGCGGGCGTGTTGGATTCAGCCGCGGGACCAGAGCCCGGGGCCCAGTTGAGAGCGCCCACAAGTCCAGCGAAAGACGCCGGCATGGGATCGGGAGCGACGGAGAGAGCAGGCTCATCGGCCAGGCTCGGGCGTGCGCAGAGTAAGAGCACGCCGAGGAAAAGCGGTCGGCGCATGGGGCTAACCTCGCATTGGGCGGCCGAGCTGCTGACGGATAAACAGTCCGACGCATGGCCCGGCCGCCAAAAGGGTACCACCCGAGTTATCGGCTTGCGGCTTGGGACTGCTGTATACCGCCCCCGCAAAATCCCCCTCACCGGCACACTCGGGCCAGGACCCGCGCAATGAAAAGAGGCCGTGGCGCCACGAGCGCCACGGCCCCTGCAAAATCACGTCACGCGACGGAGCTGGTCAGGCCGTCCGTCGAGAGCAATCTACGGCCGGCCCTGCCCCGCGCGAAGATCAAAAGAAAAGGCCCGGTGGGAGGCCTCCCTGCCGGGCACGTGGACAGCGGCGCCTATTCGACAGCGGGCGGCCCTTTGGCGGAGGGCGGCGCGGGGAGTGTACCGCGAACCGGGGGGCGGGCAAGGTCAGTCGTTGAGGTAGAAGCGCGCGACCGCCTTGGTGTCGTCCAAAAAATCCTTGCCGAGCATCCACTGAAGGAAGCCCCTCCCATCGGGGATCGTGACCAGCTCCTCCACGGCCCGGCCGGCATACTTGCCGATGGTGATCACCACCTTTCCGTCGATCCTCTTGAACTTCCCCTCGAAGTCCACGGCGGCGGGATCGCTGCATGCGTCGTGCAACTCGTCGATCGTGCGGGGCAGGTCCGCGTAGTGCTCGAGCTGGGCGTTCAAGACGTCGAGCGTGGCCAGGACGTCGGCCCGGGCTCCGTGGGCTTCGAGGTGGTCGCGATCGCAATATCGCTTGACGGCCGCTACCAGGTCCCGGCGTTCCCGTTGGTGAAAGATGACCATGGGGTCGATCACCTTCCGCGTGGTCGGGTCGAACCGCACGCCAATCCGCTTGCACTCGTTGATCAACATCCTTAGATCAAACCGCCGTAAGTTGTAGCCGCAGAGGTCGCACCCATCGAGCCACGTGAGGACTTCGCGCACGACCTGGCGGAACGTGGGCTCGCCGGCGACGTCCGCGTCGGTGATTCCGTGGATTTCCGTGGCCCCCGGACCGATCGGCATCTCCGGGTTGACGCGCTGGGTCAGATGGTTCGACGTGCCGTCGACCGCGAGACGGAGAATGCTGATCTCGATGATCCGGTCGCGGTCACTGTGCGGGCCGGTGGTCTCCAGGTCGAAGACGGCCAGGGGGCGAGAGAGGGTGATGTGCCGGAGCATCAAGGAGCCTCAAAGGGGTGGAAGTCGGCGAACCACGGATCGAGGTCCTTTGCTGGGAGCCCGAGCAGGTGCGCGAGGAGGAAGACGTTGGCGCGCGAGAGCTGGTCGCTGTCACCGCGCTCGTAGCGGCTGAGCGTGCCTTGCCCCACGCCGGCGCGCTCGGCCAGCTCTGTCTGGCTGAGACCGAGCGCGAGGCGGCGAGCGCGGACGCGCTCGCCGGGGGCGGGTTGGGTTTTAGCGGGCATTGGGTCAGGATTCCTGATAGAAGCGATTGACGATTTCCGCAGCGTCCTCGATCGTCCCGGCCGAAGCCACGTTGGAGCGGAGTTCTTCGGCGTCGCGTCGGCACCGGTCCGCCGCCGCACTGCGGATGTCCGGCTCATCTGATTCCGGCCAGTAGCTGATCCAGCGCTCCTCGCTCGCACCGGAGCCAGGGGAGACGATCTCGGGGCGGCCCGGTAGATACAGCAGCAATTGCCGATTCGAGTAGTGTTGAAATCGGCCGCGACTGTCGGTGTAGCACACGGTGTCCTCTCTGTGCCAACCGGCGTAAATCTCCTTCGCATACTCGGCGGGCGTCATCGTCGGTCGGGTTGCGGTCGTCATCTCAATTCCCCCCCCCCATCTCTCTCACCGGCCATCTCACCGCGAGACGGCCCAGGCCAGCCCCCTCTCTTCGAGCGAGAGGGGGTTCGGCGCGGGTCGTTCAGTAGGTGATAATCGCGATCGATCCGGGGGCATGGTTCAGGAAGCCCAGATACGTGTTGGAGTCGGGCGTCGACCACATGTAGCGGCCGTATTCTCCGACCAGATCCTTGATCGCAGCCATCATGTCCGGATATTCGCCGCGGAACTCGACTTCGAAGTTCGCATCGGCATCCATTTCCCATGTGCGATCGGCTTCGCACGGCTCGTACAGCTCGATTGGGCCATCCGGCAACGTCGGGACCTCGCCGCCGAGCCACTGATTCAGGTGCATGCTGTAGGTCGGCGAATCGTTGATATCGACCGTCATCTCAGTCTCCTGTTCTCGGGGGCCGTCTTCGTCTCCACACCCTGATTATGCGATAGCCCATACCAGAAGTCAATGGGGTATCGCATTATTTTTTGGAATAGCCCCTTCGAACTAGCAACGCCCCCACCAGTCCGCAAAGCCCGGTGGGGGCGCTTCGAGCCAGGGAGGGCCCTGGCCCAGATCGGAGCGTGTTTGCGGGCACGCGATGATTCGAGGCTAACGCGCGCCGAGGGCCGGGGCAACGATCGGGTCAGTCGCCGGCCTTGGGCTTGCGCTTGGGAGGCGGGGGCGACGTCGCCTCGGCGTGGAGGCGATCCGCGTCGTGCTTCCCCCGCTCTTCGACGATCCGGCTCACATACTCAGCCACCGACTCGCCGGTGTAGCCGGATGCGATGCGTGCCCATCGGATCGCCTCGTCCGTGATCCTGACTGGCGTCGTCTTCGGAGTTTTCCGTTCCATTTCCAGCAGTCCCAAACCCGACATTCTGAGTTCCCTCCGAAAGCCGACGTAGTGTAGCGGATTGGACTCTAGCAGTCATTCTATACCCTTGGCCACTCGCGGACAATCCTCTACAAAAATTCCATTGCACTCTATTGACACTGTGTAGCGAATCTCTACAATGCACTGACCGATCAAGATTGGCTTGATCGGCGCATGAAAAAAGCCCCCGCGAATGGTCTGAACATTCACGAGGGCCCACTTGGGAGTGTGATGAAGCAATGGCCACTGTACCCGACCGCCCCGAAGATTTCCAATGCGATCTCGACCCCTTCATCCCCGACGCGACCGTGGCCCCGAGCGAGCCACGTCTCCCCTTCCCCGAGTGGATCCGGCTGGCCGGCTCGATGATCCGCTTCCACGGCGACGGCTCATCGGCCTCCACCTGGCTTGCCGCGAAGATCGACGCGATCGCCGAAGAGGCCGTGCTCCTTCAGGCCCGCTGCCCGGCCGAGTTCGACGCGCGGTTGGAGGTGATGGAGCGCGGCCGCGAGTTCGACCTCTACCACCAGGCCGAGGTCCAGGGTTACGACGCGTGCTTGAAGGCCCACTTCCTCCAGTCTTGCTACCAGTGAGGCTCGGACGTGGCCGCGACGGCAACCGACAAATCCGGGGTTACGATTCAGCGTGGAGCAAGCTCGATCTCCACTGAGTTCACTTCCACAGCACTCGCACAAAGGGGCAGTTCGATGAAGTATGAGAAACCGAAAGACGCATTCTGCCGGCTGGTCAGTTTGGAGTCCAAGATCGCCGAAGCGCGCGCGTCCCTGGATGAGCTGATCGCCGAGCGCGCTTCCCTTGCCGAACGGCTCCTTCCGCTGTTCGACGAGGCGCCGGTGTGCGTGCAGACCTACGGCCAGTACAGCCGCGCCGTCTACACCCGCGTCACGCGCGTCGGCAACACGCTCAACCTCGAGATCCTCGAGCCGGACAGCATGTACGACATCGAGTGGCCCGAGACGTCCGATCCGACCACGCTCCCCATCTCCGAAGTCGCGTGACGACTGAACCGCTTCACCCTGGCCCGGCTCCGGCCGGGCCCTTTAGTCGGAGCCTGGCCGATGGCCTTTCAACACAACGGACGCAAGATCGTCACCAGTTATGACCATCCGCCAATCGGCTGGAGAATGGCCGACTGGAGCGCCGTCTATGAAAACTTCGACGGGGCCGAGGATTCGCACGACCCTGTCGGACGCGGGTCCACCGAGGAAGCCGCGATCCTCGATTTGATCGACCAGACAGAGGATGCAGCCACCAACACCAACGGAGAGTAACCCAATGATCGACCGCATCCACGACGAGACCGGCCCCGCGACGATCCTGCTTACGGGCCTGGCCAGCGGCGTCCCCTACGAGGTCTCCATCCGCTCAATCGACCTGGACCAGCTCGCCGAGCTGGCCGCACGCCAACCCGGCCGCACGACCCAATTGGGGCCAGTGCGGGTGACGATCCTTTCGAGCCAGGTCCTCACCGCGAGCCACTGATGCGACTCTGGGTACTGACCCGCCGCAAGGCCGGCAACCGCGGTGAGATGGCCGCGGTTTTGATCCGCGCCGATACCGAGTTCGACGCCCGGCAGTTCGCGAATCTGTCGTGCGGGTTCGAGTCCCAAATCTGGGACGATCCCGGCGAAGTCAAGGCATGGCCCTTGGAGCCAGACGGCAAGCCGGGCGTGATCTTCTCACGCGACATCCGATAGGAGCCACGCATGATCTTGAAATGCGAGATCGACAACAGGAACGTCGTTATCCGTGCTACGTCTCGCCTGGCCCGGGAGCGGCGGATCTCCCCACCGGTCGCGGGCGTGTCTTTCGAGCATTACTGGATCGACGTCGAGTAT